ATTCCGTCACACATTTAGCCTAATTTTGTGACAAAACGCAAATTCCAAGAAAGTTTTTTTCGTGCTGAAACCCTTGTAAACATTGACTTTTAGAAAAAACCTTAATTTTTTTTGTTAAAAAAGTGTCGACAAGTATTGTGTATTAATTTTAAAGCAGTAATTTAGCAAAGTCATAAGGCACAAAACAAAAAACAAAACGAGATGAAAACAAAAATTGAACAAGAAATTAAAGATTTACAAAATGCGTGGAAAAACGGATTTTCTGGAATGAGTATTAATGAATACACAACAACATTACATTTACTATATCAAAAATTAAAATCAGTAAAATAATTAAAACGGGGGGTGCGCATCCGTAACGCACGACAAAAACAAAACGACATGAAAAACTTAATCAACTATTTCACACCACGCAACGCCGACGAGCGTAACACTTTAGGCGGTCTTTTCGCAGGACTACTTATCTTATCAATCGTATTTTATTTTTACTCACTATAATTTTTAAACCATGACAGCTTACGAATTTAAACAATCAGTAATCATCGAGCAGAAAAACGATAAAATTGAAGCACTTATTGAGGGCTACAAAGAAATACTTAGACAACTAAACCACAACCAAAAGGTCGCAAAGACGGACGCAGAGAAAACCGCTTACTACACGGCAAGAGACATCGTAGAAAGCACAATGATAGAAATAGCAGATATTAACGTAACCGATATTTAACCATGTACGAAATAGTAGAAGTAGCTTGCAAGTATTGCTCAGGAACTGGAGTAGGTGAATATATAAGCGAGTACGGACCTTTTGGGTTCTCAGTAAAAGACGAATGCCACGAATGCGAAGGCGAAGGAATTAAAGTAACATTAATAGACCCTTATGAAAGTAAAGACTTTGAGTATTAAAGTAGACCTCAAGACGTTTGAGGAAACGATTAAAAGACAGTTAGCCATCACCCACGCAGACCGTAAGAACTGGTGGACCAACTACAACGCAGAATTAGTAAACAGAATTAGTGAAATTAAAAAAGCAACGACATGAAAACACCAATTGAACAATTAATTGAAGACCTAATAAAACATGATTTAATCAAAGCGGATGGATTTACAACCACGCTAATGTTAAAGGCAAAGCAAATTGAATACGAACAAATACTTAATACTCATAAATTGGCTAAATTTTTTACAAGTGGTGATGAGTATTACAATACAACCTTTAAAAAAACGAACGATGAAACGATTTAAAGTAATTTACAAAGGCTTCGCTCACAAGACTTGGACCGAGATGTACAAAATAGTGACCGCAGTAAGCAAAGAAGACGCACGAAAAAAAGCGGACTTATGGGAAGGAGTAATCATTGACATTTACGAGATATGACACCAATAGAAAAAGCACGAGATTTAGTTGGAAATTTTTATATAATTGAAGACAGTAAAACAAATGATGACGCATGGATGGACTATTATTTATCTATACGTTCCGCGCAAGTTGCAGTTGAATTAGCACTTGAGTTTGCAGGTGGAGATATGAATGAGCAATTTGATAAAATACTTTATCTTGTTGAAGTAAAACACGAACTTGAATCAATGCTTATTAATCAATTAAAACAATGAACAACGACTTAAAACTCATTTCTTCCATCGCGATACTCCCGGTACTTGCCGACTTTTTAGAAGACCTAAACGAAGACAAAGCGTTCCGCACCGAAATGAAGATGGCAACGCAGAACTTAATCAGTCAAATTCGAAAACTCGATGAACGCGTAATGAAGAACGCATCACAAGAGACCTCAGAACAACAAGTAAACATTCAAATAGCATTTAGACAATGGTTAAGAACGGCACAACATACGGAAGAAAGATAAAATATATTCTCAGCAAACTACCAAAGCGGTCATTTTACACGATGCACGAGTTTTTTCTAGTTTGTCCTTACACTCACGAGGAACTAAAGATAGCCAACCGCTCACGCGACCGAATGCAATGGCGACAGCTTGGAATGGCTTGGGCAACGTTGACCGGGTTGTCTTTAGCTGAGTCGGGGAAGCTGTTTAACAAGGACCACGCAACGGTTATTTATTCGCAGGAAATGATAGTTTTGGCTCTCGACGGTTATCATCCACTCCTTGCGGAAAAGTTAAACGAGGTGCTGGAGTGCATCGAAATAACGAATGCTCACGCGAATGATTATAATACCGCTTTGATTATTTCAGCGCGACGTATTGAAAGCCTGTTGAAAAATAAGTATTCACGAATTAACCAAATGAATTAAATAGTACTTAATATTGTAGAAGGTTCGCTCTCACATTATAGAACTTAGGATGTTTTTAACAACCCTATTTACAAGTAGCGAGGTGAGAGCCGTGAAAGTGAGTAGGGTTTTTTATTTAACACAATTTTTATGCGAAAAGCGTTTAATTTTTATCGAAGCTATTACGATGTAGCTAAAGAACTTTCCAAGAAGGATAGAGAAGAATTTTTAATGGCTATACTCCAAAAGCAATTTGAAGGAATAGAACCAGAATTAACGGGCATGGCTAAGTTTGCTTATCTTTCACAACAGCACTCAATTGACTCACAAGTAAAGGGTTACGAAGACAAAACTAAAGAGAAATTAACCCCTATTGAAGGGGGTACAGAAGGGGGTACGCAAGGGGGTTCGGTACAAGAGAAAGAGAAAGAGAAAGGGAAAGAGGAAGTAGAATATACTATTATACACCCACTCGTTGAATACTTAAACACTAATTGTCCTCAGGTGCAAGGTTTAGCCTCGCCAATAAACAACTTGGACGCTGTACGTCTGTTAGTTGAATTTGACAAGTACGATTTAGTTGAAGTATTTATGGCGATGGAAAATACTAAACAACTAAAAAGGAAGTATAATAGTGCTAATTTAACCGTACGTAGTTGGATAAAAACACGACAGAAAAGTAATAGTACCTTCGGACAAATTAAGCAACAAAATAAAGTGAAGGCAGCATGGGAATAGAAGGCTTTAAGGTCACAGAACCTAACGACGTACTAAACCAACTCAAAACCTACCGAGATAAATACCACGAACGAGGGAAGTATTTAGGGTTTGAAAGTTTAGATAAACATTATTCAATGCAGTTAGGGAATTGCACCGACTGGACGGGTTTCCCCATGAGCGGAAAGACTCAAGTGTTGATGGAGTTACTTGTTAACGCATCGATGTTTTATTCGTGGAAACACTTGGTATATTTTCCTGACGTTGGGAATAATGTCGAAATTGTAGCGGACTTACTCCACAAAAAGACGAGCAAATCATTTGACCCGAAGAAACCTAACACCATAACGGACAAAGAAATCGAACAGAACTTGGAATGGGTTTTATTCCACTTCAAAATCTTAACACGAACGGATGTAAAAGCGAAACTTACACCGATGCAGTTTTGGGACTTGGCAGCCGAAATGAAGAAAACCGAAGGACTTGAAACAGCAAGTATAGATTCTTGGAAAGACATGAGCCACCCATACGATGAGTTTGGAGGTTATGCGACTTATTTAGAATTTTGCCTTCCGTATCGAAATCACATTGCCGAAGAAAACAACCTTCATTTTCACACGATTATACACCCAAAGTTGACGGACAAAGACAAAGACGGAAAACGGAACGCACCCGGTCCTTACGACTTGAAAGGAGGCTCGGAATGGTTTAATAGTGGTAAGTGCATGATTACGGTACACCGCCCTGACATCAATAGCAATGTAGCCGAAATCAAAATGAATAAGATTAAGCCGCGTTCGGTTGGTCAAATTGGCGATGTGGTTCTTCACTTCGATGTGAATACGCTCACTTATTACGAATTAGATATGATTGGACCAAGTGACCTACAAAAAAGATACGCATCACCAAAGGGAGAGATTAAAGTGAGTAAATTAGTACCAGAACTCAACAACTTCTACGGACCAAAAAACGAATACATTAACGATTTACCTTTTTAATTATGAACATAACCGATAAAATACAAATCACGAACGAGGACAACATAGAGTTAATGGCTCGTTACCCTGACAACTACTTCGACCTTGCTATTGTTGACCCTCCATACGGAATAAATAAATCTTTAAAAGGATGGGGTAAAGATACTGATGTGCGACCATTTGGGAGGTTATATCGTGAACATAGTTGGGTTGATGAATTGCCTACAAAAGAATATTTTGATGAATTATTTAGAGTTTCAAAAAACCAAATTATTTGGGGTGGAAATTATATGACAGATTTTTTAACTGCTCAACGTGATTGGATTATTTGGGATAAGAAACAAAGTGATGCTGTAAATTTTAGCATGCACGAAATGGCTTGGACAAGTTTTAACCATGTGCCAAGATTATATCGTGAAGCTGTTGTAAGTGATAAATTACATCCAACTCAAAAACCGATTGGTTTGTATAAATGGCTTTTGACACAAAAAGCAAAAGACGGAGACAAAATCCTCGACACCCACCTCGGGAGTGGAAGTATAGCAATAGCTTGTCACGAATACGGCTTCGAATTAACCGCTTGTGAACTGGATAAAGAGTACTTTGAAAAGGCGGTTGAGCGCATCAAGAACCACGTTTCACAGCAAAAACTATTCTAATGAAAGAACTCGACATTTTAACCGCACAAATAAACCTGCGCACACTTGACCAAGCGTTGAGCATGAGCATTGACGACCTAAAGACAAAACACACGCACCGAGTTGACTTAATTAAGCCAATGGAAGAGCGACAAATCGAACTTAAGGAAGCCATGTTAACCTTCTACCGAGTTTGCGAAGACCATAAGCAAGTCGTGAAGAAATACTACGCAGTTTACGAAGAGAATTTGCGGTTAAGAGATGAAAACACAGAACTAAAAAAGTTTATATGAACAAGAAAATAAAAGTAGGTAGCGACTTTTCTGGAGTTGGTGCATTTGACCAAGCATTAATGCGTTTGGGTATTGATTACGAAACTGAATTTGCGTGTGACATGGACAAATACGCTAGAACTACATACATCCACAACTACAAAGAACCTAAGTATTACCCTAAAAATGTTTATGACCGTGAAATACCTTCCGAAAGTTTAGACATCTATATGACTTCACCTCCATGTCAGGCGTTTAGTTTAGCTGGAAAGCGGTTAGGTAAAGACGATAAAAGAGGTATTTTGTTCTTCAACTCACATGAATTCATCACTAAAAATAAACCTCGATTTTTTATATTTGAGAATGTCAAAGGTTTGCTTTCAGACGATGCAGGTAAGACCTTTCAAGAGTGGGTGAATTTACTTGGTGGTAAGTCCGTTAATGGTTTGCATATCTTATTTCCTTACGAAGACAGTGTGCCTTATCACATTTACTGGAAGGTATTGAACGCAAAAGAACACGGAGTTCCACAAAATAGAGAACGGGTTTTTATAATTGGAATACGAGACGACCAAGATAATAACTTTAGGTTTCCTGCTGAAGAGCATTTGACAAAACGACTAAAAAACATACTTGAAAATGATGTGCCTGAAAAGTATTTTTTGAGTAATGATGGAATAAAGAACTTAATTAAAAATCAGGAATATAATAAATTTAACCCATTAGAAGAAAATAGTGAATTTACTAATGTAATAACTGCAAGATGTTCGAAAGTTAGCAATGACAATCCTTTTTTAAAAATTGGAACTTGGCGAACACATAAAGATGGACAAGGATTTAGAGAAATTGAAGATGGTAATTGTCCTACAATACCTGCGAGAGCAAGGGAAGATGGCAGCGGACAACCTGTAATACAAGAATTAAAAATTTTAGATTGTTATAATAATAACATACGAAAAGACGAATGTTGTGGAACAATAACGCAACATTGCTCAAGAGAAGGAATGACTAATGGTTTTAAAGTAATTGAAAATTATAAGATACGCAGATTAACTCCTAGAGAATGCTTTCGATTAATGGATTTCCCTGATACTTTCGATTTTAGTTGCGTATCAGATTCACAAGCTTACAAACAAGCAGGAAATAGTATAGTAGTGCGAGTATTGGAGAAAATCATTAAAAATCTTTCGTTATGAAGTCATGTAAAAAATGTGGAGAAATCTTTACACCATTCTCGACCTTAGACAAGCACTGTTATGTGTGCAAAAAGACGGAACAAGCCCTAAAGAACCTCGCCAAAATCAAAAAGGAAAAAATCAAAAAGCAAAAGGAAGACTTGTTAACCGTCTCCGACTATCTTAAACTTGCGCAACAAGTGTTTAACAAGTGGGTAAGATTACGAGACAAAGACCAACCTTGTATTTCCTGCGGTAACACCCTCGGTAGCAAATACGACGCTGGACACTTTTGGAGTGCAGGAGGTCATTCTTCGGTGCGTTTTCACCCGGACAACGTCCACGCTCAATGTGTCAGCTGCAACCAACACAAACACGGAAACTTAATACCATACCGCGAAGCCTTAATAAAGAAAATCGGTTACGATGGATATTGGTGGCTTGAAAGTTTTGCGCACGACACGAAGAAATGGGACAAGGAAGAACTAAAGGAATTAATAGCAACCTACAAAAAGAAAATTAAAGATGAAAATTACTGATAAAATTGAAATTACAAACGAGGACAACATGCTATTGATGTCACGCTATCCTGACAACTACTTTGACCTTGCTATAGTTGACCCTCCGTATGGGATAGGTGAAGATGGAGGTGACAAAAAAAGAGGCACTAAAGGAATTAAAACACCTATGTATACGAAAAAAAATTGGGATTGTTCTATACCTAATAAATGTTATTTTAATGAGTTAGTAAGAGTTAGTAAAAATCAAATTATTTGGGGAGCTAATCATTTTATTGAAAATATACCTTTAGCAAATAGTAGTTGTTGGATAGTATGGGACAAAGATAATACGGGGGATTTTGCAGATTGTGAATTGAGTTGGACTTCGTTCAAAACCGCAGTAAGAAAATTTGAATTTAGATGGAACGGAATGTTACAAGGTGACATGAAAAACAAAGAGAACCGCATCCACCCCACGCAGAAACCCGTAGCACTTTACAAATGGCTACTCGATAAGTACGCAAAGGAAGGCGATAAAATCCTCGACACTCATCTCGGGAGTGGTAGTATAGCAATAGCCTGCCACGAATACGGCTTTGAACTTACAGCGTGCGAACTAGATACCGAGTACTTTGAAAAGGCTATCCAAAGAATAAATAATCATGTAGCGCAACAAAAATTATTTTAAGTATGGAATTTAACAACGACTTCCGCTACGACTTACAAGTTGGTCAAGTTTACGAACAAGAGTTTGCTAAATTACTAGGCAGCAAAATAGAAATTAAACGGGACTTTAGATGTTTGGAAACTGGTAATATATTTATCGAATACGAGTCACGAAATAAGCCTAGCGGCATTGCATCAACCCAAGCGGATTTTTGGTGCTATTGGTTAAGCGACAACCATTGTGTATTTATTAAAACCGAAGCGTTGAAGTCCCTTTGTAGGGAATACCTAAACACGAACCGGGACATTTTAGGCGGTGATATGAATACAAGTAAGGGAATTTTGCTGCCATTGAACGACCTAATAAATAAAAATTTACTCTAATGCGTTCCGTATTAAAAATAAAGCGTATATTTGCTGAAACTAATAAGAAAAAAACATGAAAAAAACAGAACAAACCATTGAAGAGGTGGTAAAAGTAACGGGTCTTTACCCAAAACTACACGCTGCAAAGCAAAAAATTGGTAAGGTAGTTAAGAACTCTACTAACCCTCACTTTAAAAACAAGTACGCCGACATTAACGGCTTAATTGAAACAGTTGAACCAGTGCTTTTAGAATACGGATTACTACTTATCCAACCTATTGAAGATGGTAAAGTTAGGACGTTGATTATTGACATTGAAACGGGAGAAACAGCATTTTCAGATATGCGCCTTCCTGACATTCAAGACCCTCAAAAAGTAGGTTCTGCTGTGACTTACTACCGTCGTTATACTTTGCAGTCATTGTTAAGCCTACAAGCCGAAGACGACGACGCGAATAGTGCGAGTGCAACGGTCAAAAACACGAAGCCAACTATTACGCAGGAACGCTTTGAAAACGGACTTACTAAAATCACCAATGGCGAAATGACACCCGACCAATTCAAACAAGCATTGAGCGGTTACCAATTAACAGACTTACAAACTAAAGCACTTTTATTGTTATGACACCAAAAGAGAAAGCAGATGAATTAGTAAGTAAATATTACTTGCAAGTTGAAACACTTGAAAAACAAAAAGAATGTGCTTTAATTGCAGTAGATGAAATTTTATCAATGGGAGGTCATTTGAATTTTGATTACGCATGGGTAGAGCATCGACCTACAGATATCAAAAATTGGTTTGATACTAATAATTCCCAAGTCATTAAAGTAAATGCCTTTTTATATTGGGTAAACGTAAGAAAAGAAATCGAAAAGTTATGAAAATTCGCTGCAGCTCGTTAGGTAAGATAATGACTTCCCCCAAATCAAAGGGGGAGGTCCTTTCACAAACCGCTAAAACGTATCTTAAAGAATTAGCACTTGAGGAAAAGTTTGGTATAAAAAAAGACTTCTCAAGCCGTTACACGGACAAGGGTAACACTCAGGAAGACCTAGCCATCGAAATGGCGTCACAAGTCCTTAATTTACCTTTTGCGCTCAAAAACACGGAATACTTTGAGAATGAATTTATCAAAGGAACTCCCGACCTTATTTTGGAAGACGAAATAATCGACATCAAATGTTCTTGGGACGGCACTACCTTCCCTTGGTTTGAGGATGAACTTCCTAATAAGGATTACTTTTGGCAACTTGTGGGATATTGTTGGCTCACTGGACGAACGAAAGCCCGTGTAGTGTATTGCCTTGTAGACACCCCCGAAGACATCGTGCAGGACGAGATTCGACGTACTTCGTGGAAGAAATTCGAGATTGACGTCACCGAAGAAACAGAAAACGAAGTCCGAGCGAAACACGAATTTAGCCACATAAGCGAAAATAAGCGTGTTAGAGCGTTTCAAATAGAGTTGAATGAGGCTAACATCGAACAGGTTAAAGAAAAGCTGTTACACGCAAAGGAATACTATAACGAGTTAATCAATAAATTATGAAAACAGATAGAATAGTTATCCAAGTCCTAAACCAAATAGCAGACCGTAGCGAAAGAGGGTTAGAGAAATACGGAACGAACCTTGAACGAACCGACCTTGAAACCTTGGATTGGATTCAACACGCCCAAGAAGAGGCAATGGATTTATGCCTATATTTAGAACGAATTAAAGAGCAAATCAAAAACAAACAGTTATGAGTTGTGAACCATTAAACGAACTGCCACCACGAAAAGACGAATACGAGGATGCAGTTGTTGACTTACATTTTCTTTATGACCTATTGAGATGCGAAGGACACGACCCTGAAAGTTCATTTATGAAAGGAATTAAATACGCACACGATTATTTAGATGATAAACCAATAAACCAATAATATCTGCTGCAACCCAGATAATAACGCTGACAGCTCGGAAAGACGAGCAGAAACACAAAATAATCCGTGCGACGGTAGCGGGGTGTTGCAGTTGGGCGAGCAACCATTTTATATGTAGTTGAAAAAGCGTCTGGTGTTTCTATTTTAGTAAATAATTAAAAACAAGTAAATATGAGTTACGAACACAAAGCAAACACGGGAACGCTTTTCCCTAACAACAAAAAGGCGGACAACCACCCGGATTACAAAGGTAAAATCAAAGTAGGTGACCAAGAGTACGACATCGCAGGATGGGTAAAGACCACGGACAAAGGACAATTTTTGTCTCTTAAAGTATCGGAGCCGTTCAAACCCGAACCGCAGAACACCAGCGAAAAGATTGCTAACTCTTCAGGCTTACCGTTTTGAGAATAGCAGAACTAACCGCGCTCAATGGCTTTCTTCGGGAGGCTATTGGGACGCGCTTGGAAACTGAGTCGATGAGGTCTTTTTGTAGACGGTCAAAAGTACAGTCAAGCCAAGTCAAGAAATTACTAAACAACGAAGGCGGCTTAAACACAACCACAGTTGAACGAATAGCCCACGCATTAATTGACTCACTTTATGAGGCGCAGGAAACCAATTGACAAGAACCATGTCAAATATCGGATGAGAAGACGGACCAAAACCGACTACACCCGTTTCATCTTTCAATTACCCGCTTTCGAGCGACTAAACCCCGAAGAGTAACGGGGTTTTTTTGTTGGTTAAAAAATAATCGTATATTTGATTAAAATTTAAGCACATGGAGTATCTTTTTTTGATTGCGATGGGGTGGTTTATTCAAGAGTTTGAGCCGTTCAAGTATTTAGCAGATTATATCTATAGCAAAATGAAGCCTCGTGCCATTACGGAGTACGTTTTTGGCTCGTTGGAGTGTTGGCAATGTTGTACATTCTGGTCAGCGTTAGCCATTACTTGGTCGTTTGAAAAGGCGGTAGTGTCTTCGTTTATTGTTTTCGGTCTTCAACTATTGCATGAAGGATGGATGCGCAGGAAGTAAGCCTATTCGAGACGTTATACGACGAGTTTAATGCTGGCAAGGTCAACAAAGTGACCATTGTAAGGGTAAGAGACGTATACAATAAATACTCGGAGCGTAAAGTAACGTATTGTATGTGTTCATCGGTTCAGCGCAGAATCTATGCAAAGGACTTTTTAACGTGGTATGCGGAGTTTAATAGATAAGTTCTATACTGACAATTATACGCTGTTGGTGAGTGCTGCGAAAAGACGAATCACGCAGTTAAAGAAATCTATTGAGCCTGAAAGTTTAGTATCATCGTCCTATTTGTACTTAGTGGGTAAGGCGGACACCATACAAGAAGACGAAATAGAACGTTTAGCCTTTGGGTTTATTTACTTTGAACTCATGCGCTACAATTCACAAACGAACCTTAAAGAACGGGTTAACTCGGTGGACTTAGAATTTGACATTAGCGACCTGAATAACCAATCGAACAACCTATTACTTAAAATAGATGTAAGCGACTTTGAAAAGACGTTAGATAGGGTCGACGCTATACTTTGGGAGGTGTATTACAACAAGGGAATAACTACTAAGCGTGACCTTGCCGAACATTTTAACATTGACCCAAGTAGCGCACTCATCTACATTAACGAATTAAAGTCAAAATTTAGAAAATATGTTGAAGATAAAAACACAATATAAGGGAGTGAGCGTTGAATACTTGGCGGGTGCTGTCCGGGTGACGAAGAAAATAGACCAACTTACCGAAGCCGACATTGAAACGGCTAAAAAATGGGGTGTTAACTTGGAGAAATACTTTGATGAGGTCACCGAAAAGACGGAAGAAACTATTGAACCTTTTACAATAGAATTTAACGGGGTAGAAATAGAACGTATTATGGAAACATACCCAAAACCTAAACGCAAGCGCAAATGAAAATAAGTAACTTATTCGGGTTCCTTGTAGCTACATTTGTACTAATGTCTGCGTTGAGCCTAATATACAACGACGCAACACACGCTATGCAATTTTCGGGGTGGTCATTAATCAGCTACCTTTGTTACTTGGTGGCAATAACTGGTGAAAATGGCTAAATACTACCTATTAGACGCAGGCAAGAACATGATTAATTTCGCCAAGGCACTCGAAGACGAACTAAAGGTGAATGAAGCGCACGTTGTTTTTTACCTTACAGACGTTGAGGGGTTAATGTGCTTAGAAGAAATCAGCGAAGACGAGTTTTTGGACCATTACGCAAACAACAAAAAGACGAAAGAACAATAATATGGGAAAGCCAAGAAACATAGATAGCCCCGAACACCTATACGGCCTATTTGAACAATACACCGAAGACGTAAAAGGAAGGGTAAGAAGAATACCAAAGGCCACCAACAAAGGGGTGGTTTACGAAGAACATACACCCCCATTGACGATGGATGGGTTTAAGACGTTTTGCAACAAATGGGGGGCTGACATTAACCGCTATTGGAATAATGTAGATGGGGCATTTTCCGAGTATGTAACAATCGTCACGCGTATAAAGGAAGAAATACGCAACGACCAAATTGAGGGCGCATTAATCGGCCAATACAATAACAATATCGTGGCCCGACTAAACGGACTCACTGAAAAGACGGACGTAACTACGGGAGGCGACAAGTTGACACAACCTATTACAGTTAAGATAGTAGGCAATGGAGATACAAGCCACTAACATTTTCTCCCGTAACTGGGACGCACTAAATTCGGACAAGCGGTTTATCATTAACCAAGGTGGCAGCCGTTCAAGTAAGACGTACTCCCTTTGTCAGATGATTATAGTGTACTGCATTCAAAACCCTAACAAGGTAGTGAGTATAGTTCGTAAGACCTTCCCGGCATTGAGGGCTACGGTTATGCGTGACTTCTTCGAGATTATGAAGGACCTCGAAATTTACGAAAAGGCTAACCACAACATGAGCGAGAATATATACCGCTTTCCTAACGGGTCCATCGTGGAGTTTTTCTCGGTAGATGACGAGCAGAAAATCAGAGGTCGTAAGAGGGATATCGGTTGGTGCAATGAAGCGAATGAACTTTGGTTTGAGGACTTTCAACAACTAAACATGAGAACGGAAGAAAAGTTAATCTTTGACTACAACCCTTCGGACTCGTCAAGTTGGCTTTACAAGTTACCTACCGAAGAAAGCGTGTTAATCAAGTCAACATACCGGGACAACCCGTTCCTTCCTGAAAGTATTAAGCGACAAATCGAAGACCTTAAACGAACCGACGAGGCACTATACCAAATTTACGCATTGGGTGAGAAGGCAATAAGCAAATCTAATATATACAATAATTGGACGTTTCTCGGTAGGAAGCCACAACGCTTTCAATCTTACGTGTATGGTCTTGACTTTGGGTACAATCACCCGACTGCTTTAATACGCGTCTATTGGTCCGATGGTGACATTTGGATAGAACCCGTGATTTACGAAAGCTACTTGACCACGTCCGAACTCATCGAAAAGTTTAAGCAACTGGAAGTTGAAAAGACGGTTGACATTCTCGCGGACTACTCACGACCCGAAATAATAGCCGAACTACAAAACGCAGGTTACAACGTCAACAACGCGAACAAGTCGGTTAAGATGGGTATCAACTTCGTTAAGACCTTCGGGGTATATTGTCAGGAAGACGAAGCCTTAAAAAAAGAATACGAAAACTACAAGTGGAAAAAAGTCGGGGACATAATTACCGAAGAACCCGTTAAGCTATACGATGACGCGATGGATGCGGTAAGGTACGCGACTACCTACATTAAGGAAACGTATTACACCGATGACCAATACGTAGCTTTCTAATAACCACAAAATACAATAAATACTTAGTAGGTTATGGCAATGACATTAATAGCAGAACCGCAGGACTTCACACCAGCGTACAACCCGTGCAAGTTTATTTACAACTCCACGAATAAAAACAACGAAGGGTTTAGATATATCTTTGACGTTTACGAACAAGGGACGGCTAACAAGATAGCAGAGTACCGAGTACTTCCTACCTTCGGGACGGGTTACGGCGAAGTTGACTTGAGTAAATTGTTAGGTGCTAAAGTTGGTCCCGACTTTCAACCAACTAACACCTCAGAGATTGACACACCGACTTCACGCTTTAACTACGATGTTAAGGTAGGCGAAGAGTACATTGTGACGTTTAACTATACGGCTAACTTAGTGAACAACGCAGGGAATGTAAAAATAACACCAACAGTCGCGCACACGTTTTTAGTAGGTGACCAAGTCGTAGTTGACGCAGGGACGAATACTTTAATTAGTGGCTTATGGACTGTAATTGCCGTGACGGGTACAACTGACTTCACTATTAACGCGGCATGGTCGAACGTGGTTGACGCAACGGAAAACGGGACGGTTAAATATGCAGACAACCGAAAGACGATTATTCGAGACATTGATACGACTTTAGACAAGTGGGTTTTCAACGGGGCTTTGCCTTGGGTAAGTTTTCCTAACTACGCATTAACTGACTACCGATTAGACAATACGACTGCGCTGTTCTTGACTTCGATGTCCTACCGAAAGATGACCATAACACCAAACCAAGAAATTTGGTTCAATGGCTTTAACAACTCGGTAACGGGTCGTGTAGTGTTTAACAACTCAAACGGCGACTCATTCTATTATGACGTGACGAACACCGAAATAACTACTCAGTTATGCGTGGCAAGTCCTAACCTTAACTTGACAATCATAAGCGGTACACTTCCGTTGATTAAGTCCGACACTACATTTTATGAGTTTTATTTTACGGACGGAACA